TTGAGAAGTTCCAGCCTTCATATAAAGGCTAAATGTAGTTTGACCAGTATTACTGGCGTTTATGTTTATTTGACCATTGTAAGTACTTTTTTCAAGCAACCACGCATTGCTTGAGCCATCGTAGCCAGTTTGTCCACTTGTTACGCTTGTATTGACTTTTGACCAAGTCGTGTTGAAAGTGTTGCTCTGTTCCAACAAATTCCAAGGCACATTCTCAACCAACCCCGAAGAATTTACACGAGTTCCGTCACTCGCACGGGTAAAGGTCAAATCTCCGCTTCCGTCTGTGGGTTTTTGTGAATAAACAATATCCTCCTTATACCCCGATGGGATTAAAACCAACGAAGCTTGATCCAATAACGTACTCATAAAATAGAATCTAAAAAGTCCAACGCGGCAATCATGCACGCAACGCCCTCATAATAACCACCATCCGCCGTTACGCGATTGGTGTATGCCAATGCAACGACCGCCCCATCTTGATTGATGAACGGCGTGACACCCGTTGAAATTCCAACAAACATTAAATGTTGTACAATACGATTGAACCCGATGACAACGTGATGGATGAAATGTAATTGCCATCCGCAACGCAATGGAATGGGCCAGGCAATAAAGTTTCGCCCGACAATCCCATGGTGGTCATCAATGAATTTCCGTCCTTGTCCAAAATGGCCGAAACAACGGCGTTGGCATTGACCAAAAATCCACGAAATTTTCCCGTATTGGCCGATGTGTTGGATACAACCTTCGAACCCGTGTAACCTGCGCTGAATGCGCTTCCTGAAATGCTCATATTCTTAAAACGATTATTTGATTAAATGTTAGGGTTGTCGCGTGATGGGGCCAATCCCTTGCGCCCACAATGAACCATCGCAACATTTTTTGGAATACGTATTTTTATCCTTGCATAAACACGCACGCGTTCCACCGCCCTGCGGGCTTGATCGTGATGGGGTTTTCCATTCTTTTTTCATCGGATTTTTTTAATAACTGCAATTAGACATAAAACGACAATAATCCACATCCACCATTGGTCGTTTTTGTATACCACCTTGGGTACCGAAACCGATTTCGTGATGCGTATCGTATCCCCCTTGCATTTGGTGTATACCTTTATGATATCCTTTTCGCGTATAACTTGCGTATAAACGAACGAATCTTCCATTGTGATGGTATCGTATTCCGTGGTGACGAACGTGTCGGAAATCGTCCTTTCCTCGCGAACCACGATGGTATCGATAGTGACAATGGTCGGGTGAATGATGGTTGGGTCTTTTTTTACGGCCCTTTTGACGTGCCATTCGGCCGAACATGATGTCATCAACAACACGATGGCGATGGCCTTTGCCGTGCGTTTGAAAAGCTCGCATTTGACCACGGGCAATTTGTCCATGTAGGCCGTTAATTTGGCCACCTTTTCGGGTTTGGGTTTGTATGGTTTCTTCAATTCCGTCATTATGTTGACGCTATTTGGCTAAATTCCGTCACTATATTGACGCATTTTACAAATTCCAATTGACGTAATTCGATGGATTGGAATTCGGGTATTCGCCCGATTGTTGATCCTGCGTATATTCGGGGAAATACTGCGGGAAATACGACAAATAATCCACCACACGGCGGCGGTATGTTTCGGCAATTTGCCGTTGGCGTGCCACCAATGTATCGATTTCACCCTTATCGGGCAATGCCGTATTTTCGGGGTTGTTGCGAACGATGCCCGCATTGGATACTTCATATCCATGGAACAACAACAAATCGGCCATGGAATAATGAATCAACATCGGTTGGATGTATTGCGATACCAACGTGGCATAATTGCCCGCTAATGTTCCATTTTGGACATCCGTCAATACCTTGCGGTAAAGGGCCGTCCCCAATAATTCCTGCACCTGAATATCTTGGGCCACCTTCACGAATGGCGTGATTTTGTCAATGTCAAAATTCCCCGACAACTGCGTGTATTTGTACAATTCATCGCGGGTGATTAATAAAACGTCATCATTTGCGTACATGGCTTATCTTTTTATACGCCCTTGGTTGGGCAGGTCAATTGTTTTTGTTGATGCGGTTTTCCAATCGGGGGGGCTAAATGGCACACCCGCGCCATCGGCGGATTGGGATGAAACGCGTTTGTATGTTTCCTCGATCATGCGAATATTCTCGGCCTTTTCCTCGGGTGTCAATGGGATGAATTTCCCTTTGATTTGTTTGCGTTTATACGTCAATCGGTACCATTGGTGGTGACAATTCACGCCGCCTTTGTATTTCCATATGGAATAGGTCGTTTTCCCCTTGGGTGCGAATTGGCCGTTGATGCCTTGTTCGCCCATTTCATCGATATCCTCACGGCGGTACACCACACCATTTTTGGCATTGGCGACCATGTCTTTGCAAAACACCCGTGAATTGCCCGACAACTGCATCGGGGCATATCGGTATCGAATCAAATACACACCCTTGTCATCCTTGGATTTTTGTTCGGGGTCGGCAAAACGCTTGAAAAACGCATATTCGCCATCGTCCGTGACGGGGGTTTCCTCAATCAAATCCCATAATTGTTCATCAATCACTTGCCCCTTGTCGGACAAATATTCCAACCAAGCTTTTTCATCGTCTTCCGACATCTTGGCATCGATTTCCTTCAATTTGGATTCGGCCCATCGGATACCCGAATCACCGCCCCATGCATCCCACATCAATCCACCGCAACCCTCGGAATATGGAACATCCTTGTGTTGTTGGTGACGGCGAAATGCGGCCATGCGGGCAATCGTGTCCCGCGAAATAGGCTTGCCATTGGCCAGTTGGTTCGCCCTAATCTTTCCCACTTGGGTTCCACAATCACCCCACCCGTTTTTTTCGGCCCAATCCAATGCCTTTTTGGCGTTGTTTGACGCACTTTCGGGGTAGTCGGTGTATGTTTCCTCCATCTCCATTTTTTCGCCTTCGAAATACGAATAACAAATGGCGGCCGCTTGGTCGTCATCCTTACCCTCGGCCTTCAATACGGGAATGCAACGGGCGATAAATTCGTCCTTTGTTTCACCCGCCGTGGGTTTTACCAATTCCACTTTGGAAAATCCGTATTCCTTTTCCTCGGTGGCCTTATCAACGGGCTTGCCACTCAAATCCGTAAATTCAAGGGGTTGCAATGTCTTGAAATAAAGTTCCAACGATACGCCGTTGGCGTTCAATACCTTCGATACGCCACCAATCAACAAACGTTGGAATGGGCGGATGATGGTATTGTCAAACAATAACGATGCGGTTTTCAATTCGTCCGCATTATTACCCAATCCCGTGGAATCCTTAATGCCCAACAACATGGGCGATGTCACGCGATGGGCAATCAATATTTTTTGGATGCATTCGGATGACAAAAATTGGTATTGGTTGTGGGCATCGCTCAACTGCACGGGCGTAATGTCCGCCGATGAATCCTTGCCATCGTTCCATGAAATAATCCATTTTCCCGCATTGCTCGACCCTTGGAATTTGGCGGCGATTTGAGCTTCGACCATATCTTTGACCTCGGCGGGTGGTTGCCCGTTGTTGAAATTGATCAACATCGATGGGGCCAACCCGTTTTTGATGTTGTTGATATGGTAATTGGCGATTTCGGTTTCCAATTCGCAATACTGCGTCCCACCTTGGTAGTCAACGGGGGCGAAATAAAAATTGCCCGTGGAATATGGTTTGATGACCAACATCGCTTCGTTGGCGTTTTTATCGAATCCGAATGCGTCAAAACGCTTGGGGACTTGCCCACGCTTCAAATTGGCCCAATCGGCACAATAATAATACCCCGTGATATCGCCATCCTCATTGCATTTTTCGGGGCGCAGGGTTTGGATAGGCCAATGGTAGGCACGAACGTATTTTTTGCGGTCTTTGGATTTTACCAAATGAATGGCACATTGGCCCAGCATCTTCAAATCCATGGCGGCATTGCGCAAACACTCGTCATCGAATAGGGTTTTGAATTCAATGTATCCCTCCAAATGGCGGTCACCGCGTACAACCTCCAATCCTTGGCCAAATATCAAATCGGCGATGCCTTTGATGGCGGCGTTGTTGGTCGGGGAACCATAATACAAATCAATCAAATATTGATAGTAATTATTGTCGGCCCCGTATTCGACCCAATCTTTGTTTTTCTTTTCAACGATTTCGGGGGCGGTATACGACCCCATTTCAATAAATTTCAAATTGCTCATATCGTTACCCATTGGGGTGTTGTACCCGTGGTGGTTTGCCACGTCTTAAATGAATTGTTTATGTTGGTATTGCCGTCCGACCATGTGGCAAGGTATTCCCAGTACAATGTATCGCCGTTGTAAATGCGAATCAACATCATGTCCAAATTGGTCGTGTCCAATGATGTCATGTCGGGCATTGTGATATTGATACGGGTGCCGTTGCGGGTAATTGTACCCGTTGTGGTGACCATTTCTTTGGTTGGCTTGTGCCATACCTCGATCGTGGCCGTGGCAATTGCCCCGAAATCCACGAACGGATAAAATGAAATGGATGTCGTTGAATTGTTAATGACCATTTAATGGGAAACGAAAATCGTGTGTTTTGTTCCATAAATGAAAAAAGGGCCATTGCGGCCCTTCCTTCAACTTAACTATTAAACCAATTACGAAGCAATGGTAATCACGCTTCCCATCTCGGCATATGTTTCGGCATCCACGATTGCGGGTGGGTTCTTTTCCATGGATTGGAATGTCAAGGTGTACAAATGTGCATCGCCCAATTGAACGCCCCATGAAAGGGTACCGCCATTGGCATCACATCCGTTTACCTCACCCAACAACCAAAATTGGTCGTTTCTATCCCATACAATCACCTGCCAACGGCCCTGAACCAATGTTTTGGCCAAGTCCATATCGGAATCGCCATCGGTGGGGGTGTTGCCCGATGGTTTGAATGAAAGGGTGAACGTGGTGTCGTACATGGAAACGCCATTGTCACGTGATGCGGTCACGGCGGTTTCGATGGTAGACAAGCCCTTCAATTCCCAAAAATATCCCGTGCGGTTTACGGGTGTTCCCGCGCCATCATTCAATGACGTAACCAACCCTGCGGCATCCTTGGAAACGACAGTTGAAAATTCGAAAGGTACAAAGAATGCACCACGGATACCACCCACAAATTGTTTGCATGGTTCGTATCTATTTGCTAATGTATTGCAAGCCATTTTTTTATTTTTATTCGGTTAAAAAAAAGGGGCGGGGTTTGGTTCCCGCCCCCGTGGTGTTTATTTTATGTCAAACGAATTAAGATACGTTCAATACAACCTGTTGACCTACGTTTGAAGCGATGATACCACCCGTAAAGCGCATGATAACGCGAACGTTTTGGCTTCCATCGATATCGCTCATGTCGATAACCTTCACTTCGTTTGTGTCGCTCAACAATCCAGTACCAAAGTGCAAATCGCTCTTAAGACCCAATACGCAATCGTAGTCATTCAAGCCAGGACACATAACAACGGGAATACCTTGGAAGTTCATGGGCTTTTCGCCAACGTAGAATTGGAAATTGTAGTTACCTGCACTCAATGCGGCTTGGTAAGCTTTCATGGTAGATGGGCCAACATAGAATTGGTAACCCTCTTTGCCATACAAAGCACTTGGAGAATAGTCCAACATATCTTGCAAACGGGCAACAACGTTTGAACCCGTGGTAGCACCTGATGCGGTACGGGTGATGGCACTATTGTCCAACAAATAACCGATCATACCTTCGGCGGCGGTTCCGTTGTAGAACAAAGTTGATGTCCAAATACCCAATTCGATGGCTTGTGCAACCTCGGCGGCAACTTGTGCCAACAAAAATTCGTTGAAATCGGCGGGCAATTTCTCGAATGCGCTGAAACCCGCTTGGGCGGCTTCCCATGTGGTACGCAATTGGTTTTTGCACAACTGCAAGTTCACCTGCTTTTCGGTTGTGGTCAAAACGTATTCACCCAATGTGATTGAACTTGAATCGGTGAAATCGCAAGTTGCATCGGCGATTGATACGCTGTTCTGCCAGTTACGGATTACTTCTTTGTAAGCCACGTTGGGGTGGATGGTGATCAAATCTTTGGCAAGGGTTTCACCTGACAAAAGGGCGGCGGCAATGTACTTGCCCGCAAACTGACCCGCGTAGGTGTTTGGCGAAACAGTTGGCCCAGAGAATTTGTAATTATTCATGGTATTTTTTTGTGTTATTGGTTAGGAAAAAAGTTGGTTGAATACGCGGTCGGCGATGGTTTCTTGACGGCGTGCGCCAATCTTGAAATTCGCAACACGCTCGGGTTGTGCATCGGGATTGAATTTAGCGTGGGGGGCGGGTTCGCTTGCCAACGCCTTTTTCAATTCTTCGTTTTCTTCGCTCAATTTGACGTTCTCGGCTTTCAACGTTTCGTTGTTGGCTTCGATGGCACTCAAACGGGCTTCGATTTTGCTGAAATACGATTCTTCCATTTCGGTTTTTGATTTTACCACCTTTTTAGGGGCGGCGGTCATTTCGCCTTTTTCCTCTTTCATTGGTACGTCTTCGGCTTCAACTTCCTCGGTGATTTCCTCGGTCACTTCCTCTTCGGTTGATACCTCGACAATGATTCCCATTTCATCGGTTTCGATGGTCACGCCATCTTCCAACACGTATTGTCCCATGGGGACGGGGATATTGCCTTCTTCGGTTACGATGAAAACGGGTTCACCAATTGCAAAGCTTTCGGAATCCAATACAATGGTTCCATCGGCGGTTTTCTTTTGCGCCATTTCAACCTCGATGGTGGCTTCGGGTTTCATACCCAAGGCCGTCATTACGCGGTTCAATGTTTCTTTTGCGTTACTCATATTTGACAAACGATTGTAGTTTTTATTGTTCGGTTTTTAGTTCAACGCCTTTGAAACGTCTTTTGACATACGTTTTACTGATTCGTTTATTCTGCTCAAATAATCATAAGACGAATTCAATTCGCGGTATTCCGAACTGCTTTCCAATCCTGCTTTTTTTAAATCGGATAACATTGCCTCAATTTGCGTTTCTTGGAAATTGCCAATTGGTTGCAAAAGTTGATTTGCTTGTTTCAACAATTGTGTGGCTTTACTTTCGGCTTTTGCCAATTCTTTTCCTTGTGCCTCTAATTTGTCGGCCATTTGTTGAATTTTTTGCAATTCTTCGGCAATACCAAAATCAACCTTTATGGTTGTGGCTTCCATAAACTTATGGAATGTGGTTTTTTTATTGTTCTCCATTTTGTAGGTAATTTGATAAGATTTCACGCACCTCGGACAAACGTTGTTCGGGTGTTTTGTGCGATGACAACGGTGTGGATTTGTCGGCAAAATATCCTTCAATTGAAAACCCTTTGACCTTGCCCGTTTTCACGTAATCCGTCCACACTTCCTCATTGTTGACTTTCATGGATACGTACCATGTGCCAACGGGGTCATTCATTCCGTATTTCACGGATTTGTCATTGACCGCGTCTTCCTTGATCCATGATTCCACCAACGTCAATCCCTCGATTTTGCCATCGTGTTCCAATGTGGCGTTGTGTTGGCGGCCACGCATCAAATACAATTGCGAAGCTTTTTCGATTGTGGCTTTGGAAAAATAGACGTAAAATTCTTCGGGCGTGCCGTTCAATTCTTGATTGCGGTAAATGGGTTTGTTGGGGATTAATGCAGGCCCCATTAAAATGCGCTTTTCCGCATCCAACGTTTTGAACTCCACTTTGTGGTTGTTCAATGCCACAAAATTGGATTCAATCGCGGGTGATTCAACGATGGAAATGGCTTCGATACCCGATGCCGCTTCCTCCTCGTTCAATATCAATTCAACGATTTTCATAATCTTTTGACTTCCTTACGAGCGAAACCGCTTACATCTTTTTGAATGTAATCTGCCAATGCATCAAGCCCGTTTATTTGCGATTCTGAAACACCTAATTCCTTCGCTTTTTTACTTGCCTCTTGAAATAAACCCATACTTTTGTTATACATACTTGCCGCCTCTTTATCCATTTCCTTATATTTGGAAATTATTTTGCTCAATTGGTTGCGTGTTTGAATTTCTTCATTGTATAACTGATCCCATTTTTTTTTCATACTTAATAAGTCATCGACTAATCCAAGTTCGGCTTTTATAACTTTCTTTTGCATATACCTTCAAAACGGATTATCCGCCCAATGTTGCATTTTTACGAATGGCCCTATCCATAGCCGTTTGGGTGGACACATCTTGGCCAATCACATACGCCCTTTGCGGTTGTCCTAAATTCTTGTTCAGGGTCGATTGCAATTGCGCATTCGGGTTCACTTGTTGGCCTACAATACCCACGGATGGCATCAATGCGGAATAACCCCCGCCACCACCCCCACCACCTGGGACATCGGGCAAATCGGTTTGCATAATCGCACGCACGTTTGCAAGTCCCGCCGCAATGACCGAACCCGCCGTGATGAATCCCAACGCACCACCTTGGGCCAATGCCTTGGATGCACCCGCATACGTATCGATGATGGCTTGGGATGCCGCAACCGCTTTTCCGAATTTGCTATTTTCACCCACCAACGTGGCAATCGATCCAAGCCCTTGGGACACGGCATCAATGGTGGCTTCCTGCAATGCGATTTTATCTTCGGCCGTTTTCTTGTCGACCTCGGCTTGGTAATCGGCAATTTCCTTGGCCAATGCACGTTGGTCGGCCGCATATTGGGCATCCAATACCTTTTGCTCATTGATGGAATCGACATACGCTTGCGTGCCTTCCTTCTGCATGGCAATTTGTTCGTCCAACAATTTACGGCGGACGATAAATTCATCCATCATGGCTTTGCGCTTGGCCTCAAATTGGGCCATTTCGGAATCCGCCAATTCGGCGTTGGAATCGGCAATGATTTTGTTTGCCTCGATGGTTCCTTCCTCCAATGCACGGGCCAATTCAATGCGCTCTTTTTCCAATGAATTGATGTTGGTCAATTGCTCGGAACGCAATCCCGCGTATTTGGCCTCCACACCCGTCAATTCTTGGGTCAATGCCAATATTTCCAATTGGCGGTCTTTTTGGAATCCCAACAACGATTGTTGTTGTTGCAAAATACCGATGCGGGCTTCGATGTTTTCCTTTTCCTTTTGTTCGCCTTCGGCCAAAATATTGGCCAATTCCTCGTTGGCCTTGATGCGTTCATCAATTGTTTTGGCTTCGTCATCACGGATTTGGCGTTGTTTCTCCGCCAACAAATCGTACTTTTCAACGATACCCGTGAACAATGCCGCCAAGCGGTTCAAATTGTATTCGGCGTTGGCCAATGCATCGGCGTTATCAAATGCCTTTTTTGTGGAATCGGCAATCGTATTGTAAGCACCAACCACGGCATTTTTGACTTTGTCCACAGTTGCCACGAATCGGTCGTTTCGCTCTTGTTGGCGTTTGTCGATGTCTTGTTGTTCCTTTTCGATTTCCTTTTGGCGTTTTTGCAGGGTCGCCAATTCGCCATCATCGCCCGTTAATTCATTCCATTTTTGACGAATGCCATTGATTACATTTTCAAAGCCCAAACCCCATTCGGAAAACATATCCCCCATGCGATCAACGAATTGGTCTTTGAACCAATCAACACCCGCTTGCAATGTATCTTTAAAATCCTGCCATGCTTGTTCTGGTTCGGTGAAAATCTTGGTCATGTATTCAATGGCGGGTTGGGCAACTTTAATCAATCCGTTGATGATGCCTTGCAATACCACCATGCCTTTGCCCAGCAAATCGGCCACTTGTTGGTTTTCCATGAATGCCGATGCAAGGGTGTCAAATAACTTGACAACGATGCCAACACCCAAACCCGTTTTCAATACGTTACCAATGGCCCCCAATCCCTTGGCACCCTTTTTGGCGGCATCGCCCATTTTCCCCAATTCCTTGTTGGAATCTTCGACCTTGTCGCCAACCCCTTTGATGGAATCTTGCAAGCCATCCAATTTTTTGTTGGCCGCATCCACTTGGGCCTTAATGGTAAATTCTATCGTTTCAGCCATTGCCGTTTAATTTTATGCCATAGTTGGCGGTATGAAAAAATGTATTCGCGTTTGCCCTTTGCAAATTCCACGCGTTCGGAAACATCGTGCCATCCCTGGGCCTGCAACAATTTAATTATTTGTGGTATCATAATAATTCAAGGGTAAGATATGCCAAGTGCATATCGATGATTTCGGAACCGCCTTCTTCATCAAATGCCAATATTTGCACTTTGTCTTCGGCGGATAAGTTCACAATTGTGGTCAAATTCAATGACCCCGATGAATGGTATTCGTGAGCTTGGGCGGACGTAAACAATCCGTTCACCGCAATCACAAATGCCAAATGGCGGTTGCCCGATGTGTCGAATGATATTTGGGCCGTCAATCGGAATTGTCCGCCGTATTGGTCATACACCCAATTGTTGGTGGCATCAAATACCAAACGTTCGGAATCACCCATCGTTTCGCTATCGGTCAAATTCACCACAACGGGGGTTTCGCCCGTGATGGACAACGTTTCTTCCGTGGTGTTGTATGCCGTCATGATGGTTTTGCGTGACCGATGGAATATTTGATCAACCACGGCTTTCAAACGCGCCAACGTTTGATTGTTGTACGTGGTTTGTCCCAATATGTCGGTGTAATAATCCGACCCGTATGGGCGGCCATTGGTCAAATTGCGGCCCACAATGCCATCACCCGCAAACGTAATTCCGTCTTGTGGGTTTTGCTCGGCGGGTGTCCAATCGGGTTCGTTGCCCGTGGCCGTGATTTGCAAAATGTCAACATCTGGGTATGTCAACAATTCCAAATCGGCACGCTCATTCAACATATCGTACGTGATTTGGTTGATTTTGTAGTAATTCCCAGACACGGCGATGGTGTCATTTAGGTTCAAATTCAACCATTCCCCCACTGGGATGATGGCCGTCATGCGAACGATGCGGGATTTGGACGAATAAAGGCGTGACAAATAGCGTTGCCAATATTCCGTGTACATGGTATTGGTTGCCATGTCCCCCGATATCGTGGTTTCAAGGCCAAAGCCAAGCGAATACGATGCCGTGGTGGTTGGGTATGCGCTAAATGGCGAAATCAACGGGAATGATGTTTGTTGCGTTCCCGCCAAATACCACGTATCCGATGCCTGCATCCCAACATAATACACCAATTGCAAATCGTGTTTGACGGGTGACGCATCCTTGTCCAACATCACCATCATTTGTATATTGGTTGTGCGTAAAATCGTGCCGACATCGTTTACCTCCCGCATGATGGATGCCACGGGAATATTGAAAATGGTTTCAACCTCCAATGGTTCGGATACAAAATCAACCGATGGTGAATATTGCGCACCCCCATATCGGCGTTTGTACAACGACATGATTTGTTGGCTTGCCATATCTTCACCCTCGCGGTGTTCTAATTTCACCAATGCGGGGATGGGGGCTTTTTCGTGCGTGATATTTGACGTGTCAATGTAGGCCGTCCAATTTTTGGTCGTTCCTAATTCGTACCAATCATCGATGTTGTAAATCGCGTATTCAGTTTCGGATACTGGAATCAACACCGCGTTCAAAGCTCGCAAAACGCCGCCGATGAATTCGGTGATTTTCATTTCGGGCATCGTCCACCCCAAATCCAATTGTTGCACTTGGTTGGGTGCCTGAATACATTGGAATTGCGCCGACAATGTGCCGCCAAATGGTGTGTAATAACCGATGGAAACCACATCCCCCGCCGTCAATGGAACGTAATACGTGCGGGAATAAATGCCAACGCTTGTTGTGGTTCCCGTGAATGATGTTGGGTTGCCGTTTACCAATAACACAAATTCGAATCGGTTGCCGAATGTTGCGTTTGGCGTGATCAATGATATGTCGGCTTCAAAATCGAAATCGTACCAACCCGTTGATGGGGCCGTGTATTCGTACGTGGTATTGTTAAACACGTTATCGGGGTCTGATACCTCCACCGACAACGGCAAATTCAAATACTGCAATGCATACGATGACGGCGATGTGAACGCCGTGGATGGCATTGTAATGTCGCACAATCCACGATACACATCGGGGGCTTGGTATGGACCCGCCGCCGACATGGGTGCCACGTACATATTGTCAAATTTGGATTCGGCCAATAACGAATTGGACAACGTCACACCCAAATGCCCGAAACACGATTCCACCATGGCACGCAATCGGATGAATGGCCGCAAATCGTTTAATTGTACCCCAGGTGACAACGCAATGTTGTTGGTGATGGATGGGGAATTGGAATACACGTAACCATGTGACCAATCGGCCACGGGCCAAATGATGTCACCCGACAACAAAGATTGCGACCACGAATCCGTGATATTGGTGTAATCAATATCGTGGGCATATGCCGACCAATCGACATCCATCAACGTGTCTTCGCCCCATTCGGCAAATATGTTTTTCGCTTGGCCGTAAAAAACGATGTTGTATTGGTGGGGCAATCCGTCTTTGTAAACGACACCCGTCAATTCCACGCATCCATCGAACACGGGTACGCCGTGAACGTAAATGATGGAATTCAATTTCAAATATGGATTCCAATCGCCCATGGCGGCGTTTTCCTCAAACCAATTCGCAAAAATTGGGTCGTTGGTTGGGGTTGATGGAATATTGAATTGTTGCGTGAAATCCGTTTTGGCGTTTGCCGCATCTTGGAAATCCTTGACTTGGCGGACCAACGTGATGGCTTCGTCTTCAAACAAATCCACGGGCGTTTCTGGGGCGAACGTACCACCCAACGCCTCCAATGCCGATATGCAACATTCCTGCGCCTCAAAATACGCCGCACGCGCCCAATACGGGTTCAATATGGGGGACAATGTATCCGTCCCGTTTTGTATGGTTAGGGAAAACCTCATCGTACAATTTTATTGATGACGGGTTGGTTGTATTCCAACGTGAACGTGTATTGGATAAGCTTATCGTTTACGATGGTTTTTTCGGTGTATGCCGTATCGGTAATGCGCACCGAATAGACATCGGAACCCTCCACCATCAAAATGTTTTGTGAAAACTGCAATTGCTTCATTACCTCATTGTACGCTTGGGGCAAATAATCCGTATTGACCACGATTTGTTCGATGCCATTCGTATGGTATGGGGTGGTGATTTGCACGCCGTACGACCACGCCGTGTTCAAATCCGCTTGCTTGTATATCGGTTGGTTGTATTGCTCCCGTGTGATGTTGATGGTTTTACGAGATAGGGCGTTGAAAACAAACGAATCGTATACCCCGTATTTGTTCAAAAAATGGATATCCACTTCGCCGTATTTGTTTTGGCATTGGTATTGGATGGGAATCGAAACCGATCCACCCGAATATGAAAATACAATGGGGTAATCCTCGCCCGATGTTCCCGCCGCCGTGATTAATTGCATCACGTCAATGCCTTGGATTTTGGTATCGCTTGTAGACACCGCATTCGGGGTGGTGGTATATGCCGCAATTCCAATCGTGGTGATTTGCGTGGCATCGTACCACAAATAATATTCGGTGGTATCGGCGGTAATGTAAACGGCGGGTTTATCCGTGTAAACGTATTTGGACGAATAATCGGCATTCAATCCGTCAATCGTGTAATTCCAACCACCCGTCACCAATTGCGTGTTGGATGTGATTTGCGCCGTTGAACCCGAATCGTATATGCCTTGAACCTTTACCGCCACATAATACGCACCATCGCCGATATTGGGTTTGTATGTTCCGTTGACCAAAAAGTCGGTGTTGATATATTGGGCCGCAATTTTGTGTGCGTCAATCCATCCACGGCCACCGCCGAATTGATCGGGCTTGCGGTCGATGGTCACAATCGGGGTTAGGGGTAGCGTGGTGGTTCCACTCCACACATAGATTTCAAATTGGTAATAAAACCCCGCCTGCGTGTAATTCGCATCGTATGCCTGATATATCAATGGCGACAATGCGCCCGTGGTTCCCGTGGGTTGTTCGTTAAATGTCATCGCCCTTTATTTGGTTTTCAATATCTTGTTTGACCGCATCGTTGATTTTGTCGCGGTATTTGCTCATGGTTGTTTGGTATGCAATGGCCCGAAAATCGAATGGTTCAATACCGAAATGTTTGATTTTGCGGTTCATCATGAATTGCATGGCCCGTTTGGTCTTATCGTTGTTTGCCAAAAACTTGCCCGTGGCGGGGTCTTTGGGTTTCATCTTTTTCATGGTGGCCCATGATTTCATGGTTGCCAACGGGATTCCCTTATCGCCTTTGAATTCGGCATTGGGCCACGGCTTGCGTCCTTTGATGATGGCTTGGCCGTACCAATCCATTGAAATGCCAAATTCCAAACCGCGTGAAATGGGTTTGATGGAATTCACCAAATTGCCCGATGCCACATATGGCGCACGGAATTTTTGTTTGCGAACACCAACCACTTGCCATCCATTACCGACCTTTTTCCAATCGGCACGTATGGCCGTGCGGGGACGTGTGGCCTTCAATTCCAATCGGGCCTGCGATGCGAAAAAATCCGCCGCCGCCTTTAATACCTTTTCCGTGTTTTTGTAGTCCGTCATTAATAACAATCCCCATCGGTCACCCATGGGTTGATTAAGTTGATGGATAAGGAAACATTGTAACCCGCCAACACGTCATTGTCGCCCTCGATGAACGGCGTGAATGCGATGGGGCGTTGGAATTGTATTTGGTTGAAATACTGTTGTTCGTAGGCCCACAATTCACGGGTGAATGCCACGTATAAATTCTGCAACACGTGGGCATAGTTTTGATTTTCCGTGTATCCAATTTCGGCGTATGTGTCACGCAACAATTGGTCTTCGTTTTCCGTTTTGAGGAAATTGACTACGTCCGCAATCACCACGTTCATGCCGATGGTGGCCGTTTGATCGGTCAACGATACGGATTGAATCGTGGCGTGAACCAATGGGTATATGGTAATGGACTTCAATGAAGCTTCGGTCAACGTGCCGTGGGAATAATTGTACCCAAGGGTTCCCGCGATATCCTTGACGATTTCGAACGCCGTGCCGATGTGGTTATTGTTCATTTTTTACTGATGATTTTCTTTTCGTATTCCGCGATATCGGATTTATAGCAACCCCATAGCAAAGTTTTGTGTATGGGCATTCCGACAACATCGTCCATTTTTGTGATATCTCCGCCAGTAAGGAAATGGACAAATCCAAACCATCCCCATTTATTGTTAAGGCTATGCGCCCCTGCATCTCCTTCGGCATTGTTTCCAAAGATTTCGCCATACAATTCAGTAAGTCGGCCCCTAAACTCCAAAAAAAAACCATGGCACCATAGGCGACACCCGTGGGTATCATCTTGAATTGGTCGTTTAATTTGCCTTTGTACGATTCGATTTCGTAGCGGTTGCCTTGACCCTCGATAACGATGGGGCGGTATAGCACCGACATGATTTTCCAAAGGGCGTTTTCCTTTTGGTAGGCTTCCAAATCGATGAATTCACCCGTGGTAAGTTCGTCCAAATTGGGGATGAATCCGTATTTGACACCGCCAAAGGTAAATGTGGGTTGAAATTTTGGGGTTTGGTTGATGGTGATGGCCAGTTTGTTCAATACTTGATTCACCACATCGATGGGCCATTTGCGTATTTCGGATGGTTTGACATCGCAAAATATGGCGATGGATTCAAATGCGCGTTTGTCATCGGCCATATCTTCGGGCAATGCGGTGTATTGCTCGAATTGGGCCAATGGTATTTCGTTCAAATCCGTTGGGATGGTAACTTTCATCCCTTGTAAAACGGCGGAATTGCCGAATGTTTATCGAATGTCGTATTTGCCGTAATTGGTATTCAATGATTCCATTTCAAAGTATCGCACCGCATCGATGGCGTGGTGCGTTCCCGTTGGTAGGTTCATTCGGTTGCCGCCCTTGTCGGTATCCCAACAATACCCCCGCAATTCCTTGATCAATTCCACGGATTGGGATGTCACCAAATATTCCTGCCCCTGCATCAATTGGATTCCGAAATTGATGGAATCTTTGCCCTTCGTCACACCCTTGATTTGTTTTCCGTACCGCCGTATTTCCTCGATGGATTTCGGTTCCGCCGAATCGGCATACACACGGATATGGTCGGGCAATTGTTTGGCGATGTCCGAATTTATCATGCCCGTGCGGTACACGATTTGGTTCAAAATGCGTTGGTTGTCGTATTGGTAGATTTCCACGATGGCCGTGGGGTCATTGGTGAAACCAAAGTCCACGCCTAATCCCAATAAACGGGCTTCGGGTGGTATTTGGTCGATGGTCTTCCAATTGTTGAAAATAACGCCCTCCAAATTGCCTATTTCCCCCAAGCCATACACACGCCACCAATTTGCCCAATACGATGATGTGGCGGCCTTATCACGGGCCTTTTCGATTTCGGTGACGATGGATGCGTCCAAAGCTTCGTTGTCCTTATACGTCAAAACCACCATATCCGAATCGGGGTCGGATACCAATTCCGTATCCACCCAAAATTCGGTTACGGGGTTGTAGTCCAAATAAATGAATCGGCGGGTACGGATGGCCAGTTGATAGTAAGATTCCCATTCGATGTTGTTGCACTCATTGATGAACAACACGTCACGCCGTGCGCCTCGAAGCTTATCGGGTTGATCGGCCGAAAAGAATTCCACGAATGCCCCGTTTGAAAATTGGTATGTTAACGTGGATTTGTTCCATTTGTTGGGGTCATACATTCCCACCATGTCCATGATTTTGAGAAAGTCACGGATGGCACCACGGCGCAAATGCGGGATGGATTCCGCCACAACGGATATTTCCACATTGGGATTTTTGACGGCATAGTCAATCAACAACGGGATGATGGAAAACGTCTTTGATGACGATGTGCCACCCCGCACAATGCGAACGCGTTTGCGTAGCCCTGCAATTTTACTTTGTGCCGTTGTCCTTTGGAACATCCAAATCCAATGCGTTGAAAATAGGGCGTTCGGCGGTCACATCAATTTGTTGGGTGGGCATTCCGTACCCCGAATCCATCAATTTTTGGTATGCCTGCACATCGCCATTGCGGGCCTTTTTGATAAGGGCCAATGTCATGATATCCTCTTGGGACAAATATTCCGATTCACCCGTGATGGGGTTTTTGATTGATTCCGCCGCTTCCAACCACTTGCGTGCGATGGTGCTTCGGTTCTTCGACCCCTTGGGGCGGCCATTCTTTTCGGGTTGGTAATCCTTGGAAAATGGTTTCAAATTCTCTGGGTTCGGCATCTTGTTTTTTTCTCGTTTTTTGTTCGTCATCGGCCA